CATAGCTGGCATAGAACTTTGCCCCAGTAGTAGTGGAGACTGTGCTGGTGGCTGGTATGTAGATGGCTCCAGTGGCGTAGTTGATGAGGTAGTCTGTGCCCCTGGTTAGGTATTTACCAGCAGTCTGCCACAAATGCTCAGTGAATGGGCGGATTGGTTTGAAGTAGTCCCAGGCAGTGTTGACATCTACATCTTCTCCATATGGTAGGTACTTGATATAGATAAGGGCAGGTTTAGGGGTGGCCGCACCGTTGAAGGTATAGAGTAGCTGTGAGGTTACTTTATGCTCAGTGACAGTAGCCTCATAGACAGCCTGTCTAGGACTGTGGCGTTCCAAGTCTCTGATAGCAGACTCTAGTGCCTGCTCTGCGACTGCATCAGTAACCTCAGCATCAGGCATGGTAGCCTGGAGAGTAGTTGTAAGTCCAGCAAGGGTCTCCTGGGTAAGTAGGTTAGGCATCGGCTATGTTGTGCTCAGCTTCATAGTAAAGTACCAGATGCTCAGTATCTCCCATCTGCTCTTGGCTAGCTTTCCTTGCACCACCAATGAACAGCAGGCTCCCCCATACTTTGAAAGTGTTGATATCTTGCGGTACGCTGCCAAGTGGGAACTCAACATATGACACTCTCATTAGGTCCGTGATGGCAGATAGGTCAACTGCTATCTTGCTCTTGGTATAGCTGGCATGGTACTCTATAGCAGTCATGCTACCAGTGGAGAGGGCAGTGATGGTGCCATTGGAGTAGTCCATGGTGTAGTCGGTATCCCTGGTGTATTGAGTTACACCATCAGTGGTCTCTATAACCTCACTACCATGAGTTATAGGTTTGTAAGCTAATGATACTGCTGTCCCAAGGATAGCAGTGAAGTCCTCATCCTCAACGTCAAAGTCCAAGGTGTACTCATAGACCTTCTGGAGAGGTGAGTGCCTGCTGAGGTCATAGATAGCTTTCCTCACTGCCTCCTTAGCCTCATCTGCGGTTAGGTAGGTGTTGGCACTATCTCCAACCTGCTGCTCGACTGCATCCACCAGCTGGGTGATATTGCGTTGGATTAGTAAGTTAGCCATAACTACCTCCCAATCTCTACTTCAGGTAGATAACGAATCCAATGATTGCACCGTAGGTCAGCAGCACCACCGACACAGATGCTATTACCCACCTAAGGTCCAGCTCCACCCTGCGCAGGCGGTTGCTATAACCGTTGCTGTACAGTGCATCATGTATCTGCTCTACCTTCTGCTGCATCCGTCCCCACTGCTCAGGGAAGTTACCAGGAATGTTCTGCTGTAGAGCTATGATGTCTCTCAGATATGGACAGTCATGGTCTTGCATCTCAGTCTCCTACATATCCCCAGTATACTCTAGCCAGATGGCAAATAAGCTAATCTGACCATCATTCGTATCCGCCACATCTGCACCTGTGTGGGCAAACTCAATCTCAATATGTTTCCCAGCTGTATAGTTACCACTGGTTGTTAAGCTACTCTCCTTAATGGTATTAGCTACTGCAGGAGCAGCGATGGTGTAAACTACCGTTGAATTCAACTGTGTATGGCTGGTATCACCATCTCCTGACTCTCGCAAGCGGATAGTGAAGTGAACATCACCACCAGCAGCATCAGATGACCAGTGCCACTTTAGTATCAGTGTCCCTGTTACATAGTCGCTAGGTAGTGGAGGTAGAGTCCAGGATAAGCGCTCATCTACCTGAGCTGTGAAGTCAATGTGGTTTACGAATAGACTACCATGGGTATCTCTAGCTAAGGTAGGTGTACCAGTTATGGTAACAAAAGCATCTTTGTAAACTGGATAATGCCTGGTTCGGTTGGTATGCCTGGTATAGTCATGCTCTCCCAGATAGGCTGCACCCACTAAGCTATCTTTCAGCAGCACCCCATCTATAGACACACCAGCAGCAGCAGTAGATTCGGCTATGGCGTCTGCCTTGATACCTGTGGCCCCGAAGTCCTGGGCCTGAGAAGTGGAGCCAGCCCTAACTCCACTAGCTAGGAGGTACTGGGTATGGTCATCATCTGCCAGACCCTTGAGGTACCCATGGTCAATGTCTGCCAGCTCCAGATAGAGACCCTCTGAGGAGCCATCAACGACTTGTGCACCATCAACATAAAAGGTACAGGCACCAGCAGTTGATGCTTCTACGCTGATTCTGGCAGTTGTAGCTCCAGCCCCGATATCTGTAGAAACACTTACATGGTGTTCACCTACTGACTTGGGAATGTCAGTGTAAGCAAAGTGCCATGAACCGTCATTCCACCCAATAAATAATCGGAGGGTAACTACATCCTCATCACGATACACCCAACAACTTGCGGTTACGGTTCTGCCTGCAACATCACTAGGAGTTAATGACCATATACAACCTTGGTTGGCACCTCCGCCAGTAACCACCTTCTGGCTATACCGACCATACTTTGACCAGTCGTCACTCTGTGTCCTGGTGACAGTGCTGTAGTCACTCCATCCAACCAGGTCAGTTTCGAAGGACGGGTTGGATATGAGGTTCCTGTTGGTCTGGGGAATGTCATCCACTACCAGGCTGCGGAAGGTAGGGTCAGCAGCAGCGCCACTAGTAGGTCCAGCAAGTACAAGGTTAGCTGCCTGACCATCTAAGGAGAGCTCCTGACCAGAGAGTCCCAGCAGTGTGTCCGCATCGGCAGCCAAGGTCACTGCAGCATGGGTGGCTGCTTCTAGGTCATCGGTGCGCTCAGCCAGTTGGTCCAGAGCATCATCAGCTTGTCCTGGGTCGGTATCACTGTCCCAGTCGGTTAGTACTGCTGGTGCAAAGTTTACCTGGCTGGCATCTATGGTTACTGAGGGACTGAAGATTGGCCCAGTGATAGCTCCGCCAGGAACTCCCAACCTACCATACCCATAGGTCAGCAGGGACTCAATCATACTCTGTGGGCTGCTGATGTCCACCATGTCAGTCAACCCACCAATGCGACACTCTATGGTGTAGTGCTGCGTACGGTCAGTAGACCTTGGATTATACTGGCGGATGATGATACCTATTCTGCCAGTCAGTGAGATGTTGGCTCTGGTGTCGGTGATGGTGATTTTGTCCAGAACCTCCTGGCCGCAGTTCATTGGAGCCAGAGCCACTCCCTGGGTGGTTTCATCCTGTATCCTGGTGAGGAAGGCAAGAGCTTTGGTTGCAGCTTCTTCATCGCTGGTCAGTGCTGGGTCCTCGAAGATGGCAGTGACTATACCAATAGCATCTTGGCTGGTGGTATCATCAGCTACTCCCCAGTAGGTGTAGGTCGCACCCTCATTATCTGGGAGTACGTCAACTACAAACACCTTGTTGGGGATAGTCAACCTCCTGCTCCTCACGTGGACAAAGAAGCTGTGGGCTGAGTCGTAGGTGTAGGTCACTGCTCCAGCTGGGTCAATGTACACCACATGAACATCCCCATCATTCTTGAAGACCAGCCCGCTGAAAGTCTGCTCCATCATTCGGCGCAGGACTCCGATGATGGGGTCCATACGGTCTGCTATGTAGGTGGGCATGGTAGCTAGTTGGGCATCGGCTCCAGCAGTATCATCCACCACGTCAGCCACATCTACCATCAGTGAGGATATGATATTGAGGATGGTGGTATCAGCTTGCCAGGCGGGTGCAGCACCAGCTCCACCCACTGACACAGCAGTGATGGACATCTCTGCAAAGCTGGTGTCACCTACTACCTTATTACCAACCCCAAATGTACCTCCAGCCATGCCAGTGACTACAATATGGTCAGTAGCTATGGAAAGTATTTTCTCAGCGGTTACTCCAGTAGGCACCCCGCCTGGGTCTGTCTGCTCAGTGACTGACTCTGCTAACTGGAAGGCTCCTGGGGTGCCGCTGAGCTTGACTCCACCTCCGACTACCTTTAGTTTACCAAACCGCCACCAGATATCTACACAGACCAGTTCGGTCAGCAGCACACCTTCCTCACTGACCTCCCGCTGGTCCTCCACCCACTGCTCAGCAGTTTCTGAGTACTCATTACCACCCCCAGTTACATAGCCAAACCAGCAGTATACCTTATAGCCTCTGAGGTCTTTGGCACTGAAGTATTGGTCATGGTTCTGTAGTCTAATAATGGTCCGACTGGTGCTGCCCCAGATGGACTCTACGTGCTGGATGGACCATATCCTGTTGGTGGCGTCGGCAGTGGTGAAGGTGTAGGTGCCAGACCCAGCCTTGACAAGGTTAACTCCTACATAGGGGATGGCTGGGGATTGCTGTGCTGCTGTGAGGGACCCAGATAGAGTTCTCATTGGCTAACCATCCCTAACCTTGCCTCTGAGTATATGCCAGATACCATCTTTACCTTTGGCAGACACAATCCCACCCTCTATCTTCACAGCTACTACACCAGCTAGACCAATAACGGTTGCAGCTATAGTTTGGAAGTAGGTAGCTACCCTACTCACAGTAGCTACTCCCAATGCTGTAGCTGTAAGAGTCCTGTATGCGGCCATCACATTACCTATAGTAGCTGTACCTATTGCTACTGCACTCAGTGTCTTAGATACCACCTTACGCACTATAGCCTGTCCAACTGCAGTTGCAGCTACTGCTCTATAGTGGGTAGCTACTCTACTCAGCCCTGCTACCCCTACTGCTACAGCCTGTATTAGTTCAACATAAGTAGTTACTTTGGTTATAGTAGCAACCCCAACCGCCACGGCTGCTACCACCCTAGCATATACCATTGCAGATGTTACCACAGCTACGCCAAGTGCTGTTGCAGCTAGTGTCCTATAATGGGTTGCCACCCTAGCTATAACTGCTAGGCCCACTGAGGTTGCAGATACAGTTCGGTAGTGGGAAGCAACTCTGGTTACTGCTGCTACCCCTATGGCGGTAGCTGGTATTAACCTATAATGAGTAGCTATCCTACTCAGCCCAACCACGCCAGTTGCCACAGCCTGAACCAGCCGAGCATAGGTAGCTACCTTGGTTACAGTAGCCACCCCCAATGCTACCGCTGCCGCAGTCCTGGCATATACCTTTGCAACTGCCACTACAGCTACACCAACTGCAGTTGCAGCTATGGCACGGTAGTGGGTAGCTACCTTGGCTACAACTGCTGTCCCTACTGCTGTTGCAGCCCTAGTCATAGATGCCTTCCTAGCTACTGCTGCTACACCAATAGCTGTAGCTGCTACTGTCTTGTAGTAGGTCTGTGGTCCGCCCGCCGCCGCCGCATACTCGGCTATCAGCGCCCCCCAATCACGGGAGTCCATACCATCTATGTAAGTATAATCGGGTTCACCTACTGTAAACAGGACACGGTTACTGTTGATAGTGATGTTACTGGCAGCACCAGCCCCCGTCGTGCCCAGCCGCTGCTTGTTGGCATCAACCCAAGTTTCAGCAGCGGCCCAAGTGCCCGCCGCATCGCCGTTTGGCCCCTCGATACCACCAATACCGGTAGCTAGATTACCCACTACAGCATTGGTTATGTTACCTGCAACGATTACTGTGCCAGTCCCAGTAGCCGTTACACTCTGCACGAACCAGTTGCTTGTCGCCACCCCACTGGCCTTCGCCAGACTTGCCGCCTTCGCCGTGATGCTGGTGGCCCCCCAATCTATAACCACATCGCCCGTGCCACCCGCTGCTGAGTAGTAGGAGAACAAGACTGTACAGACGCCCGCCGATTGGTTTATCTGCACGTCCTTGGTCATGGAGAGGCCGTTCCAGGTGGCCGTCGGTGCGGTGGTGGTGTAATCATAGGCACACTTGAAGAAGAGGTGCTCGCCTGCCGCTAACGTGATAGAGGTAAAAGGCGTCCAACTGGTGGCTGCCGTCTTATTCTGAGCAGTGCCGAGTACAGTCGGGCTTATAGCCATTTCACGGCCCCCAAGAAGCCCCGATGTTCAGGTCTGGCATGGTCAGTTCCCCATCCACGTCCCGCTCAAAGCGGAAGCCAGAGGGCAGGTTGCGCCCGATAGTGGAATTGGCGGGGCAGGTATAGCTCCTACTGGCTCCAGCACGGGACAGGGTAATGGTAGCTGGCTTGTCCGTGTTGTTGACTACCTGGGCACGGGAGAGCACCAGGGTAACGTCATCGTAGACGATTTGCACCAGGCATTGGTCATTAACGAATGAGGCGACGGTGAAGACAACATCGGCCATGAGCTACCTCTAGGTTTGCTCAAGGGTGATGGTGAACTCTATCTTGTCCCCAGTTAGCAGAGCAGTAGCGATGCCGTCTCCATGGATAACCAAGTTGCCACCAGATGGAGGGCTACCAGTCCCAGCAGCATCAAATAACCCAACATTGGTAATGGTTTTGTTGCCATCTGCTGTTAGGAGAGCTACCCACTGGTTTTTATCAGCTACTGGCTGGCTCTCAGTCCCTACCACCCTGGCTTCGGTTGCTGGTGTAGATAGGTCGGTATTGCCCTTAGCTGCACTACCTGCACCAGTACCCCAACCTACATAACAGGCAGTCCCCGCTTCAATAGTATCAACTACAACTTCCTCACCTGCTTGAGTATATACAGTAGCCATTTACTTTACCTCCTTGGCTTCCTCCCAAGTATCCGTAGCTGCACGGTATACTCGGTAGGACATGCTTACCTTGCCCTTACTCTTGGCTTCCACTGCTGGCTGCCTACCCCACTGACCTAGTCCCAGCTCTGCCTTCTCATGGGGTTTAGCTTTAACTACACCAACCTTTATTAGCCACTTCGTCAATGGGTTCATTTCAGTACCCAGATAAAGGTTCTTGCTGCAGTCTGGGTAGCTGCTGAGATTATCTTGATGAACCTGTACCCAGCTAGCTCAGTCAGGTCATCACTGGCCAGTGCTAGGTCTCCAGTACCAGCAGCTACAGTGTGGGCTGCTGCTGTCTTATCCTTGACTGTACGGAAAGTCCCGTCAGCTTTCTCTGAGACTTGGAAGGTTAGGTTGCCACTGTCCAGAGTTGGTATCAGCAGCCCGCAGATGGTTTTGTTGCCTATGTCAGCAACTGCTGACTCAGTATCTCCACTGGCTATCACGCAGGTTACTACGTCATATAGTACCATCTATTACTTCCTCCTCTTGACCTCGCCTCTAACTGCCCTGCCACCGCCCTTTGGGTAGCAGACATGGAGGTAGGTCTTGCTACTTGAACCCTTTGGCTTTACGGTGCGCACACGGCCACCAGACTGTACTCAGGTAGTGAACTGTTTTGGCATGGTTGCCTCCTAGGTGGTCAGTGGCTGCTTGGTTATGATACGCATGATGAGGTTGATGACTGCCAATATAGCCAACTCAGCCTCCTCATCAACCTCAAAACCAAACTGCATCTGGGCCACCAGCACCACAATAGCTATGATGTTGACCCATAGGGTTCTGGACATATACCACGGCTTCATCAGTTCCTCCTAGACAAGACCAAGGTAAGACTCTGGGGCAGATAAGGCTCTGCCCCACAGCCACTAAATGCACTGCACCGCCCTCAACAGTTCTTCCTACTGGTCCAACTGCATCATGAAGAACACATCGCCGTAGTCGGCCTGTGTCCCACTGAGCAGATAGCCAACCTTCTGGTAGCCAGCAGTGTAACCAATCAAGCTACCATCGGTGTTAGCATAGACATCCCGGTAGTGTGCAGTCTGGCCAGGCCAAGTAGATGCTCCAGTTCCCCAACACGGACCAGCAGTTTGCAGCCAGAAGAAGTAGCCGGTGGTGATGGGGAATGGAGCCATGCCGACTGCTGAGAACCAGCTCTGGTTGGCAGCAGTCAACTTGCTTCTGACATCAATCCAAGGACTTCGGTAGGCTCCGACTGTACCGCTGGTTGTAGTATGTGCAGCCTTCAACCCTGGAGGTGCAATCTTAATCTTTACGTAGTCTAGGGTTGTTGCCACATCATTACCAATGATGCGGTAGTAGTCTAGGTGCCCAGTGGTGTCATTCATGACTACTAGGAAGCCATCCTCGTAGTAGTCCTTGGCCCTGTCGGTGGTGTCACCAATGTAGATATCGGTGTCACCTAGAGCAGCATCTTGGTACAATGCCGCCTCGCTACCTCCACCGCCAGTTCCACCCGGGCAGATGGTTCTGGATACTTTCAGGAACCCTTGGTGGCCAATAGCAATAGTCTCTCCAGCGCAGCAGTACCTATGCATCCGCCCATTCCGTTTGAACTGTGCCCCAATCGGGAACTCCTGGAGGGAGGATTGGGTTACCAAGTCAGCCTCACTTGGTATCTTCATACTCAGGGTGCCCTTGACTATCCAGTCAGGCAGCACTAGCCCTGAGTTCATGTTTGGGTGGTCGATTCGCAGAATGTCTACCATCTTATCTCCTTTACCAGATTTAGGTCTCCCACGGAGAGTTAGTTGGGTTAGGCAGTCGGGGCTGCATCGGTGATGTCATGGATACGGCCAAGGGACTTGGTGCTTCCCAGCGCCAGAGCAGTGTATGCCTTCAGTCTCAACCCCTCAGCATCGTAGTTCTCCAGGTCAGGGAAGTCTCGGAAGGTGAAGAACTCACCAGGCCCTGCACCAGCTCCACCAAACGCCAGGCACAGCCCACCTTCCATAACCTGCCCCAGTCGGCAGAGGAAGATGGAGTAGTTTCTGGTACCGCTGGAGTACTTGGCCCTGACATTACTACCCCTACCAGTATCAGCCTGCTCCGCTACCAGGTAGTCGCTGCGGACAATAGGTAGACCGTCGAAGAAGGTCACCCTCCTACCCACATCGTTGATACCGAAGTTGACATTGTAGGGTCCAGCGTAGGAGGCAATACCAGCTTCCTGCACCATCGCATCAATCCTACGGCCAATCTGGTGCCCCATCAACCAGAACACGTTATTGGAGGGCATACCGTTGTAGCCAACTTTGCAGTTGTCCATCAGTGCCCTCATGTTAGCCAGGCTCAAAGCCCCACCCTCATCAATGTCCAGAACCCCATCTGAGACCCCACCAGTGCAGTTCAGAGCGGCAAAGGCATGAAGTCCATCGAACTCCTTGCTGGAGGTGTAGGTAATATCACCATAGATAATCTTATCTTCTATGGTGCGCATACACCCCTTATTCATCTCACTGAGTACCACCTGGCGGTAGTCGTTGGGGTTCTTGTAGGTATCCCGCATGAACTGGTCCAACACATCCTGTCGGACTACCCGCTTGAGCTCTACTTCCACTTGGGTGGCATACTCTACATCTGCGTTCCACGGCAACTGCTCATTGATGTCATAGAAGGCAGCGGTAGGTAGAGTGGACTCACGGTTATACAGGATGCTCTTGGAGTCAATCTGGAAGATTGGCAGTCGTGGTAGCAACTGCCCCTCCTCAATGACCTCCTCCACTATTCCTCGAAGCAACTCAGACTGAACCAACTTCTGAGCTTCGGTTAGTGAACTCCAGTGGCCAACTATAGCCATGTTAGTTACCTCCCCTTAGTCTACCTCTTACTGAGGTTATCTTCCTTTGAAGTGCTGGTCGAGACCTGAGAGGATTAGCTCACGGCCAGTCTTGGCAGTGCGGCTACCAGTTCCACCCCCACCGCCATCAATACCACTCCTCTTTCGGTCTCCGATGAGCCTAAGTGACTGCTCTAACAGTTCCAACTCAGCCGCACCCTTATCTGCAACCACTTCCTTGGGTATATTGTACTCTGCTAGGAGTTGGTTGCGTTTGGTCTCAAGTAGCTGTGATTCCAGTTTCTTACGAGTTTCAATCTCGCTGGTGAGTTGGGTTTGGAGTGTTTCAAGTCCAGCCAGCTTAGTGGAAAGTTCTTCCAGCTTCCTGGTTGCAGCTTCCTTAGAAGCCCTCTCGTTAAGTAGGTCGCCGTAGTGACCATCAGCCGTTTTCTTACTGTTCTCCAGCTCGGTCTTGAGTTCGGCTACCTGCTTATTGAGACCCTCTTTGACAGCCACCAGGTCACGCTCTGGAACCATCTTATCGGTAGGTGGAGTAGATGGTACGGTTGTGGTCTGGTTGCCATCTGGAGTCGCATTGTCAGCCATTGTTAGCCTCCTATACTCAGTGTAAATCTCTGATGTTCAATTGTCAATAGTGTAACGCTTGTTAGAGATATGATAATGTTATGTGTTTTGTGAATGAGTTACATTATTCCCTCCCAGTAGATAACTCTGCCTTAGCACTCTCAGTTGGCTGCCCACCGAGACGTTCATCCATTAGTTGCTGGTAGATAACAACTGACTCTGGGGTTAGAAGTGAAACTACTGGATTCCAGAAAGACAGTACTGCGTTCCACTGCGGGCTGATTAGCCGTAGGTTCTTCCTGGCTGTGGTGATGTCAGTCTCATACTTAGATAACAGCTTCTTACCAGCATCAGTGGTAGCCGCCCTGATGACCAGGCGTTCGGTAGCTGAGGCATTACTATAGCGTTTTATCAGTGCACGGTCCTCAGCATCATACTGAGAAAGCTCGACTATCCTGGTGTTACGATATGGCCGCAGATAGTTCCTGCTATCTTCCCACCGAAGGTGGACAAGTGGTGTCCAGTCCTTCTGTATCATTTGAAGGAAGCGGTCACGGTGGCCGTCAGGTACTGCATCTATCATCCAGTCAACCATGGCAAAGTAAGTGTCAAAGTCATACACCATGTTCCCAGTGTCTTCATCTAGTTGGAGTTCTGGCTGTAGTTCATAATAGAGCCATAACAGTTCCTGGGCTGGATGGAAGGTTGGCTGGATACCACGCTGCTCCTTCATAGCTGTCACTCTCTCCTCAAGAGTTACTTCAACCTCCCTGAACTTATCTGAGTTCTTGAGGGCATCAAACTGGGCTTTGGAGTAAGCCTGTAGGTCTCCACGCATCTGCACCCACTGGCTAGGGCTGATGCCACCAGCCTCACCTCTATGCCATTTCATCAACATACTATCTAACTGGTCCTGACCCGGATGGATTAGTGTACCTTCACGCTCATCATAGAACCCAGCCCTAGTCTTATCTCTGATGGTTTCATACTCAGTCCAGAACTGCTGAACCTTCGCTTGGTGAGCCTGCATACCTGCTGGTTGGAGTGGGAGGGTAGTACCCATCCAAGCTTTGTACCCTTCCAACTCCTGAATAATGTCTTGTTGGAGTGGGTCTAGTGGGACTATATCTTGGAACCGTTTGCCGGTGACTGAGGTCAGGCGGTTGGTTCGCTCTATCAGCTCCACTGGTACCCCAGTCATTTCTTCCAATGCCTTGTTACTGGCTTCATAGAAGGCTCGGCGTTCTGGCGGGTTGAGTCTGAACATAGCAGTCTGCTCAAAGAGTGCAGTATATAGGGAAGCTGTGGACTGTGCCCTATCCCATAACTGCTGCTCGTCTGGTTCCAGTTTGTCCCCAACCAGTATCTTTCCATAGATGACGCTGCCCTGCACTCCCATCTTCCCTAGTTGTACATTGGCTAGGTAGCTACGGAAACGGTCTGGAAGTATCTGCTCATGAATGAACTTGGCAACTCCTGACTCTGGCATCAGGAAGGTTAGGGCATCCAGTGGTGTTCTGACCCACTGAGGAAACAATCTACTCCACTCAGGTCTACCTGGTGCGGCAAGGAAGGTGAATGGTAGCAGTACATGAATCCCAGGGTAGAATCCAACCCTCTGTAACCTATCCATGACGTTGGCTAACCCAGGGAAGTAGTCTTCGTACTCTGGGTAGTCCCGGATGAACAGCCCAGTGAACATACCCATGAAGACTGTCCCACGGAATGGGTTGAAGTCTAGGTTGGTACCAGGTATATGGATGTAGCCACGGTCAGTGTAGTCAAGATACCTAGCTGATGCAGTGAACAACCCTGGGTGCTTTACATAAGTCCTCCACAACCAAGGCCACCGCTGTATCTCATAACTCCAGAATGGATGTATGCTGTGGAAGAAACTGTTGATTATATTCTCTGGGCCATACTGAGTAAACGCTTTCTCCCAGTCACCACGAGCTTTTTCACCAGCAGAGTCTATGATGTTCTTCCAGGTTGCTCTACCTTCAGTATTAGAGAACTGAGCCGTTCTGCGGAGGTTTGTAACAGTCTCATCCACTAGCCCCTGGAGCTTAGTGATGTCCTCTGGGTCTACACCCATCCCATTCTTGATACCATGGAGTTGTTGTCGGAGACCCTCAAGTACCTCACGCTGTGGGGTTAGTACATTGACTATATGGGGGTCTAGTTTCATACCTCTGATTAGGGTATCATAGACATCACTAATAGCTTCCCTGGTGAAGCCAAGGTCATCGGCAGTTTTACCAGCCTGCTTACCAACTGCTGTAGCCCTGCGTCTGACCCAACGTGCAAAGTTGTCTCTGCCTAGCATTGACCGAGTCTCAGCTCGGTACAGGTTCCTTGATACATCGTCTCCATTGGTACTGAAGATGTAGGCTACGTCATCTACTGTTAGCTTTCCAGTGACTGCAAACTGTCGGATTGGTGGCAGCTTGACCTGACTGATGACGCTGGTAAGTTCTTGAATGTTATCATCCAGCAGTGTTATCTCCCTCTTGGCTTCAGTCCATATTTCACGGCGGAGTGCATTGGTCTCATCCCACCAGGCTTGGTTGGACAGAGGGTCAAGTTTACCTTTAGCTGCAAACCTAGAACGGAACAGACTCTCTTCACTATGCCTAGCTCTAGTCCAGAACTCCATGCGCAGGCGGTATTTGTCGCCTAGTGATATAAGGTTGTCAATCTCACCAGCAGGAACTGGAGTAGGAGCCAACTCACTAACAAGTTCAGCTAGCCGTCTGTCTTCAATACCAAGAACTTGCTCCAGTCTGGACTTCCAAGTTTGGCCTCTTTTTGGACCAACCCTAGATGCACGCTGTACCTCATGTCTAAACTCTTCATCAGGTGCTCCCTTGGCCACCAACTCATCAAAAGCTGCTCTACGCTCACTCTGACCTCTTATCTGGCTAGCTAGTGGTGCAGGTATCTCTGGTGCTGGTGTAACTGCACCAAGTCTTCGGGCTGAGTTCTGTAGCTTAGTGATGATGTCGCTGACTGAAGTATAGGAGTCATCTATGAACCTGCTAAGAATGTTCCAATCCTCATCATGCAACTTGCGCCTAGCAGTTTCATCAATGATGTCCATTACTCTTTCTTCAAAGGACTGGCGGCTGACTTCAACCAGGCGCTCAGGAGCTTCAGTCATATCCTCAAGTTGGGAGTAGAGGTTCAGCAACTCATCCCTGTCTACTATCTCCAACTCTCCAATCTCTTTAGCCATGTCATCGTATTTGAGTCGCATATACTCCAACTGCTGCATATTCATGATGTCTTGGTCTACTGAGGCTCTTTTGACTACATCATCTATATTATCCAAGAGAGTACCACGGCGGGCCTGGTTGATTATGGCGTTCTTGACTGAAGGTTGGGTGACAGTATCCCTGCTCAGCACCTCGGCTACATCTGAGACTACTTTGTTGTTGGTTAGGTTAACCACCATATCCTTCACACCCTCAACTGCCTCTGGTCCATGCAGTGCTTCCTCTGAGACGTACTGCATGATTTCATCCACTTCCTGCTTGGTGAGGGTACTGAATCTGATGTGGCTGGTTTCGGGAATTGCCTGCATGATGGTTCTGTACTCTTCTGGGTTATCCCATCGGAGGTAGTGGAGCAACTTCTCTGACATGAAGTTCTCTTGGATTTCGGTAGTCAGATTGCCAGATAATCGGTTCCAGTCAGACATACTACCAACTGATACCCTACCACCAGACACACGCTGGGTAGCTCTGGAGACTGCCTCTATTGGTTTGGTCAGTCCAGGCATATGCCCAGTCCGCTGCACTGACCCATCCAGTAGTATCTGCTCTGCTGGTGTCAGTGGGCTCATCTCCATTCTTGGTCGGTGGGTCAGTAGGTTATAAGGGATTGCCTTATTCCCTCTCCAGAGTCGTTGGAAACGGTTGGTGACCTTGAACCCTACCCTAGGTGCAACTCCATCCAAGATACTCCTACCACCAGTCTCAATCACGTTCATTGGGCCATAGGTTGGGTAGAGTAAGACCCAGTTGGCCATGGTGGTGACAAAGTTCTTCTCAATTCTATCACGCCACCAGTACTTGGTAAGGTAGTCAACCTTATCTAAGATACTGCCGAAGAACTTCTGGTCAGCCCTAACTACTGCCACCATACTATCAGTGTTGCTAACGAAGGTATGGTAGACATACCGCTGAGCCATACGAACCATCTCCATAGGGTTGGCTGTGTTGGTCACTATGTTGATAACCCTAGAAGTTTCGGCTAGTTTGTTGTTGACTAGCTGAGTGGCTTTTGCAAAGTTGTCTAATGATGGACTGACCTCAGGAAACGATTTTAGTAGTAGGCTAGAGGCTTCTGGGACTTGCAGCAGTGACTTCCCTCTCTCAGTTACCAAGATTGGGTTGGTACTCTCGAATATCTTATTTATGGTGAGGATGGTGGAGTGGGATGGAGTGTAGTCAGCAGGTAGGCCAAGGTACTGACCCATACGAGCAATCTCATCTGGTTCGATAAAACGCATGGAGGTCAGCCTAGCACCCAACCTACCCGCATCGGTGGTGGCCGTACGGAGTGGGTCCTTGAGGTAGGCTCTAACTGAGGATTGGATAGTAGTTGACAGTTCCTCAGCAGTAAACCCACCCTCAGCAAACCTACCAACCCTGGTAGAAGTGGCATTGAACAGGTCTACTGTCATCTCCCCAGTGTGTGCCAGGGCACGGTTGCGGGTGGTCATTGGAACAGTTTTATGGACAGCCTTTCCGATGGTGTAGGGGAGGTCGGCTACTGCATTCCTAGCATTGTTCAACTCACCAATGAACTTACCCAACACTGGCAGCCTAGCTACCTTGCTGCTACCAGCCAGCACCGAGAAGCCAACATCTATGGTATTGAGTGGGTCCAGGATGGTCTCGGAGATTAGTTTATATGCCCAGTGAGCTTCATCCCACTCCTCCCACGCTTTACCATAGGCTAGCCAACGGTCCTCAGCAGTGGTTGAGTCCTTATTGATTTTGTTGAAGCGTTCCTTAAGTGCTGATATATTTCCACCGACTGATATGGAGAAGTTGATTGGTACTGGCATAGGGATTGCTATCGATGGTCTAGGTATGAGGAAGGATGGTACCCTACTGAGAAGCTCAATGTGGAAAGCTCCAGACGTTGGGAAGTTGACATATTTATTGTAGGGTTCCAGTGCCTCCAGTGCAGCCAGTGCAGGCTGTGAAATGACCAACTTCATCCACTGCCAGAAGCTGAGTTTAGGAACTTCATATTCACGGATGCCTGACTTGTAGGATTGGATTAGTTCATCTGACTGCTGCCACTTCTCCTCCCAGTCCTCAACTACCGGTTCTAAATCCTCAATAAGTCTCTTGACATCTGGGTCTTCCAACCCAGCCTCTCGGTACAACTCAGCCATATCCTCATCACTGAGGCCGTACGGTCTGCCAGGGCGGTAGAGCTGATATAGGGACTGAAGCAAAGCTGAATCAGTAAGTTGGTGGACACCGACTGGAGTTGGTCTAGCTGGTTTCTCCAGAGCTGCATGGAGTTCTTGGACTGTTGTTCTAGGAGAGTCAGGTGCTGGTGCAGGGAGTTTCATGAACTGTAGCCGTCGGTAAAGCTCCTTTGCCCACTGAACATCATCATCGTTGAGGAACCCAGCAGATACCTTGGAGCCCAACAACCCCTCTACATCCTGCTCGTTGGTTATCCTACCAGT